ATGATGGGCTTCTGGTCGGCAATGGTCTGCTCCTGGATCTTGCCATCCTTGAACCGGCGGTTGATGATCTGCTGAGTACGCTCGGCAAAGATATCCTTGTACTCGCCGTCGATCAGCTTCTCAAACTCGGCTCTCTTGGCATCCAGGCTGTCGGAAGTGGTGGAAACACCGGATTTGTTGGCGTTGCCCTCGCCCTTGTTGTTCCCGGCGTCGGAACCGGTGGTCTCGGTGCCAGCAGCGTCCTGCTTACCGAATACCACGTTATCAAATGCGCCCGATCTGCCCCGGCGGCTGCCTCCGGAGCGGCGGTTGGTATCAGCCTTTGGCAATGCGCTCTCGCTCACCTGCGCGGTACCTTCTGCGGCAGCGCCTTCGCCACCGGCAGCACCAGCTGCTCCGCCGTTGAACAGCTGCAGATTGAACATGAGCAGTGCGTTGATAGTGTTTTGCATGGTATCCATGCTCCTTTCCCGCGGCCTATTCCCGTGAGTCACCGGCTGTCCCGGAATATTCGATATCCACATACTCCGGATGGGCTCTGGAAATCTGAATCAGACCCATCAGCGCCACCTGGAATGCGGTTGTCAGTTTGTCAGATCCGGCGCAGGTGATATACACCTGGCCGTCCTCCACCATCAGCTCGTCGAACTGGGTGATTTCCTCCTCGTTGTGCTCCATCCAGGCCAGCAGAGCGTAAACGATGGCAGACACGCCGGCGCAGACAATATCCTTGCCGTACTCGGCGTATCCTGCATGGCCGCAGATTTGCAGCTCATGCGCACCTTCGTCCCTGGCGTAGTACACCCGAATCATGCCTGGTTCATGTCGGGCGTGGCCCGATTGGCCAGCCGCTCGCCGTAGGCTGTCATGGTCTCGGTCTGGGCGTCTTTCTGGGCTTTGCCCATGCTCTCGCCCTTGGGAGCCTGTTTGCCCTTCCGAGGAGCGCTCTGGCCCTGCTCGTCGGGCTCTGCAAAGACATCCTGCCCGGTGAGACGCTCCACGATCATGCCCATCTTCTGCATCATCATCTGCATCTGCGCCATCTGGTTCATGAGGGTCTGTCCCTGCTGCACGTGATCGCGGACCTTCTCGTCACCGTCAAAGTCCATCAGCTCCAGGGCCGCCAGACTCTGCTCGGCCAGCTGGGGATTGAAGAAGCCAAGCTGATACAGCTCCTTGGCCAGCTCGTTCTGTGCCATCTTGGAGTAGGGGCTGCGCTTCTGGGGCTTGACGATGATGTCAAACACCGGCTTGCGCATCGCCTGAACATATCCGGGCTCCAGCTCCTGGCCGGCATAGGCGGGAGGAATGGGCTTGCCCTTGATAGCTGCGTTGCTGAACTGGATGTAGTCGAAGTGGCCGGTATCGCCGGTGATGCGGAAGGAACGCTTCTCGTCATAGAACTGACGGATCAGCTCGATGGCCAGGTAGCATTCCTGGGCGAATGCCCGGTAGCTGGCAGTGATGGTATCGCGGGATACCTTGTTGCCAGCTTCCTGCAGGGCCGCAATGGCCGCAGCAGCGGTAACACCACCGGAGGAGCTGCCCTGGGACACATCTCGGTTGGAGGATGTCTCCTTCAGCTCGTCGATCTTCATCTGCAGGACGTTCAGCGCATTGCCGTTGATCTGCTGGATCTGGATGGGCTGCAGCTTTTCGTCCGCGATGTTGGTCTCCACTTCCACGATGGGGTCAGACCAATCCAGGAACTGGTCCTTGTTGACGCCCATGTCTTTTTTGGCCCAGAATCTGGGCTTGGATGCCATGACAGTGTTCTCCAGGATGGCCTGGGACAGCTTGTCGATGTACATCTGGGGGCTCTTCATGACCGCGATCCAGCCAAAGCCGTAAGGGGTGCCCTCCTCGGGGAAGAGCACATCCAGGGTGACAGGATACATACCGTGGTCATAAAAGCCGCTCTCCGCATACTGGGGCTCGTTCTCACTGGCAAACAGCAGCTGCTCACCAACGAACTTGCACAGATGCAGCAGGGTCTTGCCCTCGGGGGTGACCTTCTTGTAGTACCAGTCCACCACCACGCTTTTCTCGGACACATCCACCTCGTCATCGTAGACGTACTGCTTGACGTCAATGATCTGGCTGTCCAGCTTGCCCTTCAGATGGGGATATTCCTGCTCCAGCAGGTCATTATCCCGCAGGGAAACGATAAAGACGTTGCGGCTGTCCTGGATGTCGGTGATGCCGGGCTCCATGAACAGGTTGAGCATATCGATAAAGGGAATGTCGATATCGCCCATGCCGTCCTCCATCTGGGTATTCCAGAAGGTGCCCTTGGCCGTGACGCCGTGCTTGAGCTTGTACCAGGCAGCGTCGGAATAGGTCTCCTCATAGTTGTTCCGCTCGAAGATCACCGGCAGAATGGCGCTCAGCGTGTCAGCGTCTGCCTCGTCATCCCGTTCCCGGGGCAGCACGTTGGGCTCGGGGAAGTTGTCCATGATATCGGCGTGCTTGTTGGTGATGCTGTTGAACAGCCAGGCAGAGGTGGGCTCGGGCCGGCTTGCAATGGCCTTGGCCTCTTCCTCGGTCTTGGGCTTGCCACGGATGACATCCCAGTGGCGCAGCTTCCACCAGCGCTCCTCTTCCACGATGCGGCCTTCCAGGGCCTTCTTGGCGTCTTTATACTTCTTCAGCGTGGCAACAGCCTCGGTGATCTGTTTCTTACCGATGGCCGGCTCTGCGGGAACTGTTGCAATTTTGGAAACAGTTGCCGGCTCCTGCGGGGCGCTGATCCCCAGCTTCTGCATCGCCAGGGGGATATAGTCCATCAAGGTCTTTCCCTTGGCGTTTGGGGTATTCATATCGGGCATATCAACCCTCCTTCTTGAAATGGAGCAACCGGTGAGACTCGAACTCACGACCTGCTGATTACAAGGCAGCTGCTCTACCAACTGAGCTACGGCAGCGTGTGGTGGGAAGGGATGGAGTTGCACCATCGGAGCCATGATCAGTGGCAACGGATTTACAGTCCGCCTCGGCCCTACTACCGACATACCCGCCCATATAGTCCCGTCTCTTCCGGGTGTCAAGGTGGTTTTCATACCTCCACGTCCGTGAACGTAAGCCGCTATCCTGGCGGAAGAAGTAGGACTCGAACCCACAGGGGCTTTCACCCGACGGTTTTCTGGACCGTGCCGCTACCAATTACGGTCTATTCTTCCGAGTGGCGGAGGCTGGGGGACTCGAACCCTCAAAGGCGATGCCTTGACGGCTTAGCAAGCCGCTCCGATACCCTTACGGCAAGCCTCCATAGGAGCTTCGGTTTCCCTGTTGAGGGCTGTGGCGCTTCACCGAAAAGCACCGCATTGGCTTTCTCACCTATGCTATAGCCTGCTGGCGGGACAGGTATCTTGGCTTTACTGAGGATATCGTCTCATACCCGATACCTTGACGCCCCTGCGCACGCCAGCTTCGGCCTTTGGAGGCAGCAGGTGGACTCGAACCACCGACTCACGACTTAACAGGCCGTCGCTCTACCTACTGAGCTATGCTGCCATAGGGTCCCGGGCCTCGCAGGTTTCCGGGACACAGTCACTTAACCCTTACTGCACTGGCAACGGAAAGGAGCATCCAGGTCGATCTTCTCGATCTCAGCGCGGATCTCCAGGCAGTGCAGGTAGTTGCCCATGTGTCGCTTCTGCTCTTCCAGCAGATGCGGAGGACAGTCGGGCTTGAAAGGCAGCGTGCCTGCCTCATACTTGATGCACATCTTGTGCAGCTTCTCGTATCGGGTCTTGGTCTGGTGGTACTCAGCCAAAAAGCGCTCCTTGTAGTCCGCGCTCTGCATCATGGGGATGGTGTCTTTCAGATTGACCATGTTGTGCTCCTCCTTAATACTTCCTATAGAACGCGTACTGATCGCGTTTGATCTCCTCGTCATCATCCAGCGGGTTGTAGACCTTGGCCTTCTTCTCCTTGACCTCCACAGGGGCCATCGGATTGGCCATTGCGATATAGCGTGTGCTATCCGCAATATGGTCTTCCAGCTTGGTATCCACGTCCTCCACCTTGTTTTCGTCATAGGTGAGGATAGGGATCGTCCGGATGAAGTTGCGGCAGCCCTTGAACACGTACATCATGGGAATGCCGTTCTCATCAAACTGCATCCGGTAGTGCATCTGCATCCAACCGGGAATGCGTTTGTGATCGCCGGGGTCAAAATACACGCCGTACTTCTCGCCGGTCTCTGCGATGGAGACGCCGTGGCTCTTTTCCCAGATAGCCGGGTCGGCAATGCCGTTGATGCGCTTGCCTTTGAGCCATCGGTGCTCATCCTCCACTCGCTTGATCTCTTTGAAGATTTCGTCGGGCGTCCATT